CCCGCCCGCGGCCAGCACACCACCGATAGCCCCCGCGATCGCGGTGACGGCTGTTACGATGAAGGGCATGGGGTGGTTCCTAAGTCAGATGGGCCAGGCAAGCCGGCAAGAGGTCAGCGGCACGGTCACGAGGCCCGCGGGCACCATGCCGACGGCGCTGGCCCCGGTACATATGCCAAATCCGAGGCCGCTATCGGCGAGCACAACATCCCCGCGCCCAGCAAGGAGAGCGGCCGGGCGAGGCTCGCCCAGAAGCGCCCGTCCCATTTCCTCGAGCGAAGCCCAGCCCAGACGACGCATGACCCTTTGGCCGCCAAGGGCCGTGGTGTAGCGCCCGCGCCAGAGGGCTGCGACATCCTCACCGCCGGTCAGGATCATGCGCGTCTCGAATGCGAAGGTCGGGCAATCATGCAGGCCCCAGATAAAGGGCCGAACGCGGGCCGTATCGATGGCTGCGGCCAGAAGGCGTTCCCAGTGGTCAATGCGGGGCCGCATTATCTGCGTCCCCAGGTGATTTCGCGGTCCTGGATCGCGGTGACATATTCGAACCCGAGATCGCCGGGGAAGAGGACCTGCTGGCTTTCATGGGTGTAGCGCCAGGCGCGCGTTACGGTCAGATCGATCAGACGGCTTTCATAGCTGATCGTGATCGTGCAGCTCTCGGCATCATCCTTGATTTCAGGAACATCAAGCCGACCCGAGAAAGCCTGAACAGGATCGGCAATAACACTGCCGTTTTCACCGCGTAGGCCAAGCCAGACTCGTCCCGGCAGCCCCTGGCGCGCTTCCGCGATCGCCATCTGCACCAGATCGAGTGGCACGCCCGAAAGGGATATGGCTGTGCCGCCCGCCACAACCTCTCCGGTTTCTTCGATCGACCCCAGCCCCAGGAGCGTCCCCGCGCCCGACCATGCTTTGCCGTTCCAAGTGATCTCGCCAAGCCCCGACCAGAGCCGCACCCAGCCCGACGCGAATTGGCCCTCGAAGAAGATGACCGGCCGAAGGGTTTGATCCGCCAGTGCAGAGGTAAAGGCGACGGTGAGATCGCGGCTCATCAGAGCGCCTCCCGCGCAGAGATCGTGAAGCGGTGCTGGTCCGCCCGGCCGATGATCGCGGGGACCGGTGCCGTCAGGCGCAAAAGGACGGACGGGGCATCAAGCCCAAGCAGCGTGCCGACTTGGACCGAGGCCCTGAGCGGTGGCACAAAGCTGATCACCGCTTCACTTCCGAATGGCGTGACATCTGCGGTTACTTGGTAAAGCCGAGCGGTGGCGTCCGATCCGAGCTGGAAGAAATCCCCCGCACCCAGACCAAGCCCCCAGCCTGCCGTGCGCAAAGTGGCTGCTCCCGCCACCTGCGCCTCGGTGACATACGGATTGCCCGCCGCTACCGGCACTTCGATCGAGGGATCGGGAAAGAGGAACCGGCCCCGAAGGCCACCAAGCGCGGCGAAGAAGGCGGAAAGACGACGGGCCTTGGCCCCTTGGGTTACCGCCATCTCGATCTGATACTCCCACCACGACGCGCCCCAGTCTTGGATCTGCGAGGTGCCGGTAAAGGGCGAGCGGGCCTCGGCCACAGATGCGACGAGCCGCCGCTCAAGGGAGGACACGAGCGTCAGGGGCAAGACAGGAATGGCCATCTCAGATCACCTGGCCCCGGCGTCGCCCATCTGCCACGCTTTCTTTGGCAATACGCGCAATCTCCGGAATGGCCGCGCGAAGGCGCGCGTCAATTTGCTCGGCCACGCCCATCTGTGCGCCGCGCGCATCGATGTGGATGCTGACCGCGGCTCCGGCTTGGGACCCGCGTCCATAATCTGCCGCCTCTCGTCGGTTTAAAACCCGCTCGCCACGTTGCAAGATGGTAGGGACTTCATCCGGCCTCAGGCCCGCCCAACCGCCTGAATGCATCCGCGGCGCAGCGGCAAAAGCCAGTGCGGGTACGTCTCGGCGATGGCCTGACAACCCCACGATGCCACCCGCATGGGAGACTGCAGCTGTCAAAGAGCCTCCGCCGAAGACACCCGAGAGCGCAGAGGCCAGCGGACCCAAGACCGCGTTGCGGAAGGCCAGTGTCGCAAGATCGGCGAGGATCGAGGAGACCAGCGATTTGAAGTCAAATTTGCCGGTGGTCACAAACTGCCGGAACGCGTTTTCCGCCAAGGAGAAGGCGGAGGTCAGCGTCTCGCCAAGCCCTTTGCCCCAGTCCATCGCGCCCTTGGCATAATCGGCGAGGGATTTCGTGACCTGCGCCCAGCCAGTTGCAGCCTCTTCGGCCGCGGCCTTTGCCGCGCCACCGGCTCCTCCTGCTGATCGGCCCGCGTCTTCAAACCCGTCTGAGAGCGCACCAGCTGCTGCTGCCGCGCCGTTCAGCGCGTCTTCGCCCTCGGCACCCGCGCCTGTCATCGCCGCCCTGAGGGCTTCCCAAGCTGTCATTGGGCGTGAGGCTGCCTCCGACAACATGCCTGCCGCCTCGCCAAACCCTGCCGCACGCGATCGCGCAGCATCAGCCATGCCCCCAAAGAGGTCCGGGGCGTCGATATAGGTGGTGCCCATGGCAGCACGGAAAGCATCAGCTGCTGCGGTGCCCGCGGCCGAGGCTGCGCCCTCAAACGGGTTGGCAATCCCGCCGAGGTCCACCGCCTCCAGCGTGCCGATTTTCAGTCCACCCTCGCCCGTGGCCCAGTCGGGCAGGAGGGCGAGGGCCGCGTTCAGCCCTTCGATGAAGCCATTGATGCGCGTGACCACCGCATTCAGCATGGACTCGACGCCACCGATCAGTCCATTCGCCGCTTGATAGGCAAAATCCCCGATCGCTTGCGGCAGCGCGCCCCAGATCGCCTTCACCGCGTCAAAGGCGCCTTGGAAGGTGCCGACCGCAGAATTGCCCCAGCCCACGACGGCCGTCAGCGCCGATTGCAGCCCATCGTAAATGCCCGCCTGTGCATTGGCCCAGCCGGCTTCAACCCGCGACCACGCGGCTGTAGCTGCAAGGGCGAGGCGATCCCAGGCTTCCGCCGCGACATCGCGCAAGAGGCCAAAAGCCGCGCCCACACCACCGACTTTGCCTACCAGTTGCGTGAACTGATAGACCAGCTCCCCCGCACCAACGATCAGCGCGCCGATCCCCGTGCGGATAAAGGCACCTCGCAGAAAGACCAGTGCCGTGGCGAGGCCTTTGACCGACAACGCGGCCGCCGCCAGCCCCGCGACCCAGCGTCCCGCCATGACCGTCGCAAAGATTGCGGCATAGGTTGTCAGCCGGCCGAGATTGTCAAAGACCGCCGTGATCGCCTCGCCCAACACGCCAGAGCCACGGGCCGCATCGCCAAGCGCATTGGCGATGGTTTCAAGTGCAGGCGCGACCGCCGCCGTGAGGCGATTGGTCAGGCCAAGCCAGATCAGACTGAGCTTGGCAATCGCATCCCCCGTCCTTTCGATCTGCACCGCATCTGTCGCGCTCACGGCCACCCCGAAGTCGCGCACGTCCTTGGCCGCCTCGCGCAACGTCGCGGGATCGATCCGCAAGAATGCGAGAGCTGCCTTGTCACCAAAGAGATCCGAAGCCACGGCCGCGCGTTCTGCCTCAGGGACAAGTCGGGCCAAGGCGTCTTGGATCGTGGCGATCCGTTCGTCCAAGGGCAAAGCCTGGAGATCCCGCGCCGAGAGATGCAACCGCTTCAACGCCCCAACGGCAGATCCTGACCCAGACGCAGCCTCAGAAAGCCGGGTGGTCAGCTTCTTCGTCGCCTGTTCGATCTCGCCCAGTGAGACCCCGGCCAATTCACCCGCCAGGGTTAGGACCTGCAGGCTTTCCACCGAGGTCTTCAGCGAAGCCGCCATGTCGGCCTGCGCGCCGATCGTGTCGAGGCCCGAACGGATCATCGCCACACCGGCCGCCGCTGCCGCGGCGGTCATCGCCGCAAGCGCAATCCCGGCCTTGGTTGCAAAACCCGCAAGCCGCGCGTTCGCCCGCTCCATTTCTGAAGACAACCGACCAAAGCCCTTGGTGCCAGCCTCGCCGATGCCTTCAAGCTCAGTACGGACCTGCCGGCCGCCGACTGCGGCGAGCCTCACAGAGATGCGTTTTTCAGCCATAGGGAGGACAGGTCCTGTTGATGAAGGTCAGTCGTGGTTTGCTGCGACCTGCGCGTTCACTTGGCGCACCATTACCGCCTCGATGGCGGGCAAGAGTTCCGCGATGGCAGGCGCCGGAACACCGAGGGCGGCACCAAGGGCAAAGGCCGCGCCCATATCCCAGCCGATCACCGCGCCGGGGACGATGCGGAGTTGGCCTCCCATGCGGCTGATCAGGTCCCAGACCAGCCAACCCTCAACCGTGAGCGGCTGGTTCAGTCGTGCAGGGCAGTCAGGGCAGACGGGTCCGCAGGCTGCGCAGTAGCTGTCGCCCCCACCGAACTCCCACTCGGCACGGGCGATGAGGCGTTTTTTTCCGCGTCCAAGAGCAAGCCCTTCGCGACATAAAGGCTTTGGAAAGCCTCGAAGATCGGCCAGATATCCAAAAGCGCGTCGATCGCCTCGGGGCTTACCGGCAATGACTCTCCCTCGGCGTCCCCAATCCCCTCCCAGTCGAGGATTGCCGATCGCGCCAATGCCTTGGCCATCGCCAGTGCCGCCTCCTCCGTTCTCGCCTCTTTCGGGAGGTCGGCAATCGCGGGGTCGCTGCGTGCAGCCACCATCAGCGCCGTAGTGAGCGGGCGAAGCTTCACGCGCACGCCGGGGACGAGCTCGCGCCAGAAAGGTGTGTTGGTGAGATCGAGGGTCAGCATGGGTGGGTCTCTCAGTAGGAGGCGACAGTGTTGACGAGGATGGCGGTACAGAGGCGCGCAGGACTTGCGGCCTTGGCCGCCTGCCACTCGAAGGTCGCCTGGATGCCTTGCGGCCCTGGGATCTCGATCCGGGGGCGCGGCAGGTAGACAGCATGAGCCGTGAAGGTGAAGCTGGCACTTGCCCCAAGGCTATAGGCAAAGACCAACTCGCAAGGCGTGCCGTCCAGGGCTTGGGTGATGAGGGCCGTGTCGGCGAAGCGCACTTCCATCCGCCCGGTCAGGGATGCCATGCCGGGATCAGCGCCCTCGATCTTGCCGTCCGCGCGGATGGTCTCGATCCGATCAAGACCGTTGGAATAGGTGACCTCCGCCGAGATGATATTGCCAAGCGGCGTGCCATTGCGGGTGATCGACCCGTTAAAATGCCCGAAGCGCTGCAAGCTAAGCGCGGTGGTCGTGCCTGCCGCCGTGGCAGTGGCGGCGCTTTCACCCTGCGCCACCAGCCGCGCGGTTGCCGCCAGAAGCCCCGATCGGGACATCTGCCAGCTCAGCTGATCGCAAACGCAGCCCGTGTACATCGCATAGCGCGGCACCTCTGGCATGCCCGTCTCGATCGCCATGCTTGGAAGCGACCAGTTGCCCGACTGGAACGTGTGGGTCTTCGGTGTCGTACCAGTGGTCGTAGGACCTCCGAAGGCTGCCTTTAGCCAAAGGCCAAAGTTCTCAACATCGATCGGTACGACGACGTCGCCATCCGCCGTGACCGCATCCTTGATCGGGGCCAGCGGGTCGCGCCCCTGGCCCAAGAGCTCTGAGGCAATCAAGGGTTGCTCGGATCCGAGCGTGGTGCTGGCAAAGGGCACCGTGCGGAACCCGGTGGCGGGTGCAGTGCCATAGACAGTCTCGAACGCCAGCGCCATTTGCGCCCGCGCCCCATGGGCTCGTGCCATTGTATTCTCCTATCGTGGTTGAACGTCATGCCAGCGGGTTGGCTGTTGAATAGTGCAGCGTGATCAGAATGATCCCCGCCTTCAAAGACGCAGCCCCTTCAATGGCGAGATCGACAGGCTCAGGAGCATCGGGTTCCGCCCAGTCGCAAAGTCCGCGCAAAGTGCGGTCGGCAGCCAGCACGGCGCCGATCTGCGCTGCCAGCGCATCGAACAGCCCATCGCGCGCCGATGTACTTTGCACGATCATCTCAAGTTCTGCCCGGTGCTGGTAGTGATACATGAGCGGCGACAGCGTCACACTCGGCTCGCCTGGGTTGCCATCGCGCAAGATCATCAGCCCTGCGGGTGGGATGCGTTCGGGCAAAACCTCGCCGCGCAGAACCGGCACATGCGGGATCGTGCGCAGGAGATCCGCCAAGGCGGTGAGGATGGTTTCGCGTTGGGTGGGCATCGGGTTGTTCTCTGACAAGAAATCGATCACAGAGGCGCTCGGCTGGGCCTGTAGCTCAATGGTTAGAGCAGGGCGCTCATAACGCCTTGGCTGGGGGTTCAAGTCCCTCCGGGCCTACCAATCTACCTCTCGTAAATTGACCAAGGCATCAGATGGAGCGGGTTACGACCCAAGCTTTCCAGACACCCAGTTCGCCACAATCGCGCTAGGAATACGCCCCACCGCCGCCTGTGCTGCCTTTGCCAAGTCCAGCCGCTTGGTGAGCTTTACCTGCCGGACCAAAAGAAAGATCGGCACGCTAGCAAGGCCCCGCCCGGATTTTGCGCGTGATGCCACGCCAAGCCCGCGACTGTTTAACCGTCCCTCGGCCACAAGGAGGCTGGGACCCCGCGCCCGGTAGATGAACCGCAGCGGAGCACCGCGTCGGCGCTCCCACTCCACGGGCGTGATCCGACCGCCACGGGCGGATTTGCCGGCCGCAGCGGTCGGGATGGCGAGCCAGAGACCACTTTTCGATCGAATGAGCGGGCCGGTGTCATGCGCGCCGACAATCACAGGCGCGTTTGACCAGACAAGGGCGGCCGCATTCAGACTGGGTCGGCCCTTTGGATAGTCTTCGGAGCGGATGGTCCGAGCCAGCCGTGCGCCGAGGCCAGCACCCGTGATCTGCCCGCGCCAATCGGTTTTGAGGCTGAGGGCCGCACCGCGCACCGCGCCTGAGACGGCTTTTTCCCCAGCGAGAATTTCGGCCCGCATATCGGCCGCGATACTGCCGGAGATCTCAAGGCGAAGTTTCACGCGGGTGCCGCCACAATGGTCCAGATCAGGCGGTCCCGATCTCGGATTGGTTCGCCTTGGATCAGGAAGGTCTCATCCCCGATGAGGACTTGCTCGTCTGGGCGGGGCGCGGGGAGTTCCGAGACGCGCACATCAAAGCGCATAGTCTCTGACACCAGGCGCGCGGCCCCGAATGTGGTCACATCATCATTACGACGCATGATGATTCGAATAAGCGTGAACTGCCCTTCGCTGTCGCGATGCCAGGCCTCATGGGCAAGGTTCGGATCAGCGAAGAGCAGATCGATGGCCACGGCAAAGGCCGTCATGGCTCAGCGTCCTCAGTTCGAGCTGAAGATCCGGATCGCAAGCCGTGGTCTCTTGTTCACCGGCAGGATCGAGGCCTCGGTCATGAGATCAATCCAGCGGCCCTTGGCGTCCATCATCTGCCGCGCATAAAGCGGCAGGCCGACGGTGTTGGCGGTCTCGAGAAGGTTTGCCGGCCCACCATAAGTGGTGAAGGTGTCGAAGGTCCCAAGCGGGAAGGCGATGCCCTCGCCCGCGGGGATCAGGCGTTCCGAGGTGCCGTTCGAAAGCGTGACCGAGCCGTTGTATTCCTCGAACAGGATACCTGCGAATGGAAAGGCGCGCCGCATGTCCTCGCGCAGGGGCTGGCCGCCGGTGGCGGAGAAGAACTTGTAGGCTTCCTCGGTCTTGGGGTGGCTGATCAGCTTGTCGAAGAATTCGGAACTGACGAGTGCATGCGCCGTGGTCATGGTCTCGCCGAGAAGGCTGTCCTCGATCCCGCGCAAGGTCGTGCGAACCTTGCCCTGCACATTCGTACCCGCCGTGCCGAAGACGAAGTCGACCGAGATCTGCTCGATGCCGAATTCGGTGAAGTAGTTGTAGAGGGTGGTGCCCGCACCGTCCTTCACAATGCCGCGGAGCGCATTCATCTCCATATATTCGCGGGTCTGGGCATGCTTGCGGCGCATCAGCGTCAGCTTGCGGCTCATCACCTCCACGAGTGGATCGGCCGCGTCTGAGAGGCCCAGCGCGGGCATGCCCTGGATATCGGCCGGCAGGATCACATCGTCATGTGGGATCCAAGGGAGGGCAAAGCTGCGCATCGACCGTGCCTCGCGATTGCCGACCGTGGCGGGCGCGCCGAGCGGCACCGAGGGCAGGAGGCTCAAGACACCCTGACGCTGTTCGATCACGATCGAACGCTGGGTGACGCCTTCAAAGCGGAAGAGGCCGATCTGGCCGAGGCGGGTGTAGAGGTTTGGCAGGATGTTGATGGCCTGCGTCATCTCAGCGAGCGAATAGCCGCCCGCGTCAAACGGGTTGCGCGTGATGGTCATGAGGAACTCCGGGGAATGAGGGGTGACACGCGAAAGCGCGACGGGAAGAACGGGCGATGCGCCGGATCAGGCAGCGTCGCGCGGGATGATGCCGAGCGCTGTCAGCTGGGCGTGCTTGGCGGCCTTCTTGGCTGCGTCATCAACACTGGCGTCGAACACGAGCGCGGCTTTTGAGACGATGGCGGGGCCGCGCAGGACGACGATGCCGGTCGTATCAGCCGCTGTCGCGTCCACGTCGTAAAGCAGGACAGCGGCCGCGTTCTGCGCGCCGTCGGTACCAGTGGCGGTGCTGAGCTTCATCTTGCCGCTGGCGGTGATGCGACCAAGAACAGCGCCAACGGCGTAGCTGGTGCCGGCCAGCAGCGTGACGGTCTCGCGGGTGAAGTTGTGGTTCAGCTCGTATTTTAGGACGTCGCCCATCGTGGGCGGTTGGGTCAGCACGGACATGGGCAATCTCCGAAGATGTGAGGGTCAAAAAGAAATCCCCCGCCGAGGAGGAGCGGCGGGGGATCAGGTGGGCGGTGCAGAAATCAGGAAAAGCGGCTCAGCCCCTGGTGCCCGCCGAAGCAGCCTTTTTCGCGGCCGCCACAATCGGGCTTTCCGCGGATTTGGGCAGGATAGGCGAAGGTGGGGCCGCAACGATGTCGCGCGCGTCAACTGCTGCAGCGGCGCGTTGAAGGACCAGTTTGCGGAGGGCTTCTGGCGCTGTGCCATCGCGGAGCGCCTTCGCGGCATCGATCGCGATGCCGAGCCGGCCCGCTTGCGCCACGATCTCGGCGATCTCCGCTGCCGCCTCGCGCAACTCGACCGAGAGGTCTGCCAGATTGCTGGGAGCAGGAGCCACCGATACAGGCCGCCGAGATGCTTCGGGGGCCTCGGCTGGCGTGGCCGGCGGCGAAGCGGCGGCATCGTTTTTGCTTTCGACAGAGTTCGTCACACCAGCGTCGGTGTCCTCTGTGCTGTCGTCGGGCTTGTTCGCTTGTGCCATGAGTGCCTCCTGTTTGGGCTGAGGAAGGGATGCGCGTCGCGCGCGGAAGGATGAAAGTGGTGGGGGGCTGGACAGCATCTGGCGAAAGCCGGCAAAGCCGCGCGCCAGATCTGTGACTTCATCGGCAAGGCCTGCGGCGACGGCATCCGTCCCTCGATAGGTCGCGGCCTCGGTCACCAGCGCCGCTTCCTGGCTCAGCCGACCGGCCCGACCAGCGGCGACAGTCTCGGCGAAGAGGAACCGCAGCACATCAATCTCGCGCTGGATGTCTTCGCGGACTGCTTCGGGGAGCGGCTCATAGGGATTGCCTTCCACTTTATGCTGACCCGAGTGGATCAGCGTGACGCGCACCCCATCCTGATCCAGTTGGCCGCTGAGGTCGGCATGCATGACCACCACGCCGATGCTGCCCACGGCACCGGTGCGCGGCAGGAGGATGCAGTCGGCCTGGGAAGCCAGAGCATAGCCTGCCGAGAAAGCGTGCTCGGCCACGAAAGCCCAGACGGGCTTTGTGCCCCGGGTTGCCCGAATGCGATCGGCGAGGTCAAAGACACCCGCCACTTCACCGCCAAAGCTGTCGATTTCCAATGCAAGACCGCGGACGCTCGGATCACTTGCCGCTGCCTCGATCTGCGCCGCGATCCCCTCATAGCTGGTCTGGCCCGAGGATTGGCCAATCCAGGATCCGCGATGGATCAGCACACCCGAAATCTCGATCACGGCGATCCCATCGACGATCGGGTAGGGGGCGTCGCCATGGTGCTGCAGGCGTTGAGTGAGGTTTCCACCTAAGATGCTGGCGCGTGCAGGAAGAACAGTTTTGCCCTCTGGTGTGTCGACGCCATCAGCCAGTTCGACCTGCCGTCCCAGGATGCGCGGCCCAAGCCCCGACAGGAACGCCATGGCCTTGGACGGTTCGACCAGCAGCGGCGTATTGAAGGCTCGCGCGGCAATTCGTGCGTGGAGCATCAGGGTTTGTCCTCATCAGCGCGCGGGAGATCTTCCGCGTCATCGGCTTCATCCTCGGTCTCTGGTTGGTCTCCCTCGGCCAGTACGGCCTGGACGCCTTGCGCGGGCGAGCCAGGCCGGCGGAAGTCGAGGCCCAGCGCCCGCTCGCGGTCCCGCTCTGCCGCAATCTCGCGATCGACCTGTTCCGCGTCATAGCCCCGCTCGGCGATGGCCTGAGTGCGGGATTTCAGCCCCGCCTCGATCTGCGCGATTTCGGCATTCGCATCTTTGAGCGGATCGACCCAGTCCCATTTCGTGGGCAGCCAGTCTGCGGCGAGCATGCGCGGGCGCTCCGCTTCATAGCTTGGCAGGAGCAGCGCGCCAGACAGCACGGCCAAATCCAACCAGCGCGCATAGACTGGGCGGCAGAGTTGATAGACCATCACCGAATGCTGCCAGGCCGAGACCCGGCGGCGGAATTCGATCAGCGCAAGGCGCGAGTTTGAGAAGTTCCCCTTCACCATGTCGTTGGCGAGATAGGGGTAGGGGATGCCCAGCGCTGCCGAGATCTGCAGCAGCGTCCTGTACTGGAAGGGCTCATAGGTTGCCCCGCTATCGGCAGGTTGGCCCACAGTTACATCCTCGCCCGGATCCAGCCGCACGATCTGGCCGGGGCTGATCTCCACGCTTGCGGGCATCTCCTCGTCGTCCAATGGTGCCAGCGGGTTTTCCGGGGCAGGGGAGGTAACGAACATCGCATACATCGCCGCGACCTTTTTTCGGTCGAGTTCGGCATCGTCATATTGATCGAGCAGGAAGAGCTTCACGATCGCCGGGGCGAGTTTCGACACACCGCGCAGTTGTCCGCCCTCGACTGGGTCAATGACGTGGATTACCTCCGAGGCGGGTACCCGGACCATTTCTCCAGACAGTCCAGGATCGGTGCTGTCGCCCGGATGGCGACGGAAGAAGTGATAGGCGACGCGCCGTCCGATACGGTCGAACTCAATCCCCTGTCGGATGACATTTCCATTCCGCGCCACCCCGGTCTCATGCAGCGGTAACATTTCCGAGGGCAGCATCTGCAGTTGGAGCGGCACCGTCAGCCCATCCTCCACCCGCCGCGGCCTGATCCGGACAAAGACCTCACCTGCCAGGAACACCTCGCGCGCCGCGCGGCGCTGCAATCCGTAGAAATCTGTCAGCCCCTCGGCATCGGCCTCATCGGTCCAAGCGAGCCACAGCCGCTGCAACTCTTCCTTGCGTGCAGCATCGGCCAGTTTCGAGATCGGCTTTATTCCATCGCCCACGGTATTGGCGGCCCAGCTTTCGACGGCATTCACGGCATAGCCGTTGTTGCGCACGAGCCACCGGGCGCGTGCGGTGATGTCAGGCCCGGATGCCGCGATTAACGCGTTGACATGGGCCCGTGTCGCCTGGAAACCGCGCAGCCGTCGGTGGTGCTGTCCCGCATCGAAGCCCCCGATGAAGGCGCCAAGTCGCTGCCGCCAGTTCATCAGAGGTCTTTCACAGCAAAGGGGCGGAGCACGCGCCCAGCGCCGCGTTCGAGTTTGGCGATACGCCGTTCGACGTCGCCTATGGCTGCGGCGAGCTCGATATCGGTGCCGTAATTCACGGTCTTGCCGTCATAACTGACAGAGCGCGTGCCACTGTAGCGCGCGGACAGCAGCGTGCTGTGGCGAAGCTTCAACTCGTCGAGGGTCATTGGTCATTCCATGTATTTTGGCGTGCTGATCTTCCAGCCGCGCCGCCGGGGCGATGCGATCCGCCCCGCATGCGGTTCTGTGGATTTCTCGGGCTCGGCAGTTTGCGAGATGACAGTCGTCTCCACGCCCGCCTGTTTCTCCAGCTGACGCCACATCCGCTCGTCGAAGCGATCGGCCCCGAGGATCCACGCGGCGGCCCGCGCATAGACCCGTGTGTCCAGTGCTTCGTTCCTCTCGCGCATCTTCTGCCATTCCTGGCGCGCATAGCCGCGCCGGTCGCGGATGGTGACCAGCTGTTCGGCCACCAGCTGCTTGAGCCATTCGCTGTCTGCCCAATCGGGCAGGTGGATCGTGCCCGCCGGTATCGGCGCCTCTGGCTCGGATGGCCGCTCTATCCGCAGATACCGATAAGTCTCAGCCTTGAAGGTGGCGGTAGCTACGGTCCAGAGCCGGGCCCCGCGCTTGAGCTTCCGACCATTCACCGTGGCATCAACAAAGGTCGGCCCCGACACTGGGGTCGCCCGGTTGAACCCCTCCAAGCCTTTGACGGGTGCCACCTGCGCAATGCCCTGCGCCCGCGCCCAAGCGTAGACGGCAGAGGTCTCATATCCGGTGTCGATCGCCAGCTTGGCCAGTGGCATAACGGCGCCGTTTTCATGCGCCCAGGTCTGCCCGAGCAGTGCAGTCAGCCCCTGCCAGCAGGCGGGATCTCCAGGTCCGCCCGGAATGACGATGTGATCGACCAGCCAGCTCTCCAGACCTCGACCCCAGGCCCAGACATCGACCTCGATCCGGTCCTTTTGGACGTCCGCCCCTGCGGTCAGGAACAACCCACCCATGGGAACCTGCGCCGGGAACGTTTCTCGCCGATCCGCCAGCCGCTGCCATTCCGGCGCGTCGCCACTTTCAACCCAGGTCTCGCCGAGAAGCGTGTTCCGCGCCGCGCGCAGCATTTCGTCCGAGCCCTGCGCTGCCAGCCAGTCCCGGGCGATCTGTTCCCAGCTTTTCCAGCCGATCGGGGAATAGAGGGCCGAGAGGTGGAAGCCGATCGCGTTCGGATCAGCGCTGGTCGCCGTCGCACGCCATTCGCCGCGTGCCAGCATGTCCGTCTTGTGGTGCTCCGCGATAGGGCGCTCGCAGCTTTTGCAGGCGTAGGCCGCTGTTTCCGGCTTTCCCTTGGTCCAGCGCAGCCTCTCGAACTGCAACCATTGCCTTTGACCGCAATGCGGGCAGGGCACGAAATACCGCCGCTGGTCGCTGGCCTCGAACTCGCGCTCGATACGGCTCAGCCCCCGGATCGTCGGGGTCGAGACCATGAACACCTTGCGCCGATGCGCGAAGGTTGTGGTGCGCGCCTCTGCCAGCGTGACTGGGTCGCCCTCCTCGTCGGCTGAGGCCGGATAAGCGTCGACCTCATCCAGAAACACATAGCGCGCAGGCATCGATCGCAGGCCGGTGGCCGAATTGGCCCCAGTCAGGACCAGAATGCCGCCAGGGAACTCCTTCGACAGCATCGAATTGCCCGCATCGCGCGACCGCGCGGGCTGCACGCGTTCTTTCAGCGCCGGGCTGTCCTCGATCAGCGGATCAATCCGCCCGCGCGAGGTGCGCTTGGCCATCTCGACCGTGGGCAGCACCGCCAGCATGGGGCCGGGCGCGTGATGGATCACGAAGCCGATCCAGTTATTCCCTGCCTCCGTGGCCCCAACCTGCGCGGCCTTCATGAACGAAATCCGCTGTGCTGGATGCCGAGGCGACAGCGCATCCATGATCTCGCGCAGATAGGGGGCACGCGCCGTGCGATACCGCCCCGGTTCTGCTGCCGCGCGCGACGACAGCCAGCGATGCGCATCCGCCCATTCTGACACAGTCAGATCAGCATCAGGCCGCATACCCCGGCGCCACGCGCGCAAGATGTCCTGTGCACCGTCAAACCCGAGATCGAGGCCTTCGGTCAGATCGTGGTCATCTTCCCCTTCCCTGTCATGCAAGCGAGACCCGGAGGTCTGCGAGCGCGTCGAGCTGCTCTCGGACATGAGTTTCCAGCACCCTTTGCAGGATCGCAGTCTCGATCGTCACGGGTTTGCCCGATGTCTTCTCCAACTCTGCGGATAACTGCGCGGCCATGAGTGCTGCCACGCGGGTGGGCCAGGTGACCCATGTGTCCCGCTCCTGGCGCGCAAGACGGAACACCAGCGTCTCGGCACGCGCGCGGTCGACCAGCACGCCTTTCTTCTTCTGGATCGAGAGCTGGCGTTCCTGCGCCTGATAGACGGTCAGCGCCGTGCGGGCCTTGATATAAGACGTGCTATCGCCAGGGCTGGAGACGGCACTGGGAGCCAGCGTTGAACTCTCACCACCCGCGCCGAGCCCGCCCCGTGACCGTATCTGCTGGTCGGGATCGGTCATGCTGCCGCGCCGTGCATCTGAGGCGGCGGCATTAATCGACCCATCGGCGAAGAGCACGAGCCGCCCGGTCTTGCGCGCCTTTTGCACGGCCCCGCGCGAGAGGCCCGCGTGCTCGGCATAGGCGCGTTCGGACATACCTTCCATGGCGTTTGGATTTATCTCAACATATTGGAAATAAACGTAAAATACTGTCTATTTGAGTTGATTACACTCCCCGACAGAGCGATTCATGGATCCGGAAAGCGGGTGCATCGCACCCTGCACACAAGGATCGGAGAGAGCCATGCGCGCGCAGGAGAAGATGGGTCACAGCTCGATGAGTGAAGGGTGGCGGGATCACACCAGCCCCGCCCAGGAACGGGTGAACTGGGTGATGGACGAAGTGATGTCGGGGCGGATGAGCCAGGCCGACGGGATGGTCGAGATGGCACGCGCCCAAGAGATGATGCGCGAGGAAGCCCGCGCGCGAACCACCCACCCCGAACACCGCTGGGAGGACTGACCATGGCACGCCGCAAGCCCGCTGATCCCAAGGCCACCCGCGATGCTGAGCTTCTTGCGATCGCCCAGCGCCAGTTCCGCATCGAGACGCTGGAGACCCGGAACTGGGACCGGTTGGATTTCCACGATGTCGCCGTCTGGGCGATCCGTGCAGCGCTCGAGGAAGCCTTTGAGGCTGGATGTCGCGCAAGCGCATCGGAAACCCAACACTGAAAGGATCTGACCATGACCGCCATCACCACCATCCGCATCGACCACGCCGCGTTGCCGGAACATTTCGATCGCTCGCGCCCCGACGCGATTGCCGAGGTTATCGAGGCTGAGCTGCGCGACGCTGGGATCACCGCAGAAGCCTCTGACGTCATCTCCCATATCAAGATCGAGCTGCCGACCACTCAGCTCGCCGCCGCCAGCACCCTGCTGGCGAGCCTTCAGCTGATCTGAGGGCGCGACGATGAGTACCCGCGCACAGATTGCCATCCAGGTCGGGCCCGAGGAATGGGCTCACATCTACACCCACTACGACGGTTATCCGTCCCACATGCTGCCCGCGCTTGCTGCATGGACGCCCGGGGAGATCCTCGCCGCCCGCGAAATCCGGCAGGTGCGAGTTGACGCGCTCGACTGCTTCGATCCGCCCCGCGCGCCCCGCATCCTGCCGCGCCCGACCTGCGAACTGTCCCATCTCTACCTCTGGCAGGATGGGGCGTGGGTTGATGCGACGGCCTCTATCGAGTGATCATAAAGCAATGAAATTGCTCATAATTCTCTACGACATCTGGCCCTTCAGAGCGATGGTCATCGTGCCAAAACGATGCAACTCACCTGAGAGGCCCAAGCCATGAACAACCCGACTGCCACCCTGATCGCCGACTTCTGCAGCGCCGCTGAAGAGATCGAAGCCCGCCTCGCGCCCAGCGCCTGCGCCACGATCGCCTCGCACAACTGGATCGTCATCGACGACTTCGGACCCCTGACCTTCACGCTCGCGCCTGAGGGCAAGAAACACCGCGCCACCTGCACGGGTCATGGCAGCGCCCACAAGGTCAACCGCTTCACCCGTGAGGACGCCGAGCGCCTCGCAGCCGCCTGCAACGCCTGCGCCGCCTTCTGGGCGGACGCCGCGCGCGAAGAGGCCGCCACGCTCCGCAACCACATCGCCGCGCTCCAAGCTCTCAGCGCCGCCTGAGCCCTAACCGGCGGGGCCCGGCGCCCCGCCCACGCCAATCACAAGGATCCCGACCATGACCACGCACGCCATCCTGCCCAGCAGCAACGAGGATTACGGCTTCTTCCGCACCCTGACTGTCTGCCCAGAGCGTGACCGCCGCAGCGCGGAGGTCTGGACGCTCGCTTCGCGCATGATCGCAGAATGCATCCACGCTGACAGCGAAGACGAAATGATCGGCATCCGCGACTTCCTCGACAGCAATATGGGCCGCCACTTTGCTCACGATGTCGTCGGCAACATGACCGGCTGCAACATCGCGCTCGAACCCGCCATCGCCTCCGCGATCCGCCGCTGGCAGGGCTGGCGCATCGACCGCAAGACCGAGCGCGATCACGGCATCCCCGCGTGGCTGCCGTACCTGACCGGCTGGGTGCAGCACTTTGCCGTGACGGCCGCGATGGCCGAGAGTGACTGACCCATCCCCGACATTCCCATCACGACAGGAGGCCGAGATGCCCAAACTCAGCGACACCCAGACCATCATCCTCAGCCGCGCGGCCACGCGCCCCGACAATCTGGCGATGCCGCTGCCAGAAGGGCTGGCTGGCGCAGCCGCGAAGATGGTGGTGGCAAAGATGATCGAACGCGGCTGGCTCGAAGAGGTCGAGGCCAATCTGCGCCGTAGGGAGCCCCTCTGGCGGGAAACCTGCGACGGTCACGGCACCACGCTGATCGCCACCGAAGCTGGCCTTGCTGCGATTGGCATCGAACCGGTCGTTGCGACGACCATGAGCAATCTGCGCAAGGCAAAGCTGGAGGTAGTCTTGGCGGCAAAGGAGCCCATCGAAACATCACCCGATGCCGACACGCCGCAGCCCGTTGCAATCCGCACCGGTACCAAGCAGGCGCAGATCATCGCGCTCTTGCAGCGACCCGAGGGGGCGTCCATCACCGAGATCGTCGAAACGACGGGCTGGTTGCCCCACAGTGCCCGAGGTCTGATCTCGGGCGGGCTGAAGAAGAAGCTGAACCTGCCGATTACCGCGGAGAAGGTCGCTGGCAGAGGAACCGTCTACAAACTTGAGGCTGCCTGATACCTCGCCCTCACTGCAGCCGCTCGAACAGCCTGCGCAGCGCGTAGCTGCGCAAAAGCGAGATCCCGGTGAAGATTGAGCCGATGGCAAGGTTCTCGCCAAGGCTGGGATGAATGCCAAACCATGGGAACACCACGGTCTGCGTGATCACCGCCAGCACATAGCCTACGGCGACATTGGTGATCGCCTCGACCAGCGACAGTCGGCGGGATTGGGTCACGCGGCCAACCGCTGCGACTTGAGCGCTGCAAAGGTCTCGCCGCTGTCCTGCAAGACTGCCTCTTCGCCCGTGAAAGCCTGCCAGCGCTCGATGGCCACATCAACGTAAGTAGGGTTCAGCTCCACCCCGTAACACAGGCGGCCAGTTGTCTCGGCCGCGATCAGCGTGGTGCCAGAACCCATGAAGGGCTCATAGACTGCCTGGCCGGGGCTTGAGTTGTTCAGGATCGGGCGGCGCATGCATTCGACGGGTTTTTGTGTCCCGTGCACTGTGGCTGCATCCTGGTCCTTGTTGGCAATCTGCCAAAGCGTGGTCTGCTTGCGATCGCCGGCCCAGTGGCCCTTGCCCTTGGCGCGTACCGCATACCAGCAGGGCTCATGCTGCCAGTGGTAATCGCCGCGGCTGAGCACCAGCCGATCCTTGGCCCAGATGATCTGGGAGCGGATTGCGAAACCCGCGGCGATCAGGCTGTCCGCAACCGTGGCCGCATGCAGCGCGCCGTGCCAGATATAGGCGACATCGCCGGGGAAGAGCGACCAGGCCTCACGCCAGTCGGCGCGGTCGTCATTCAGCACCTTGCCGGTTCGTTTTGTCTTCGCGGCACCGGCTTGATTGCGCCAGGATGGATCGTATTCCACGCCATAGGGCGGATCAGTCACCATCAGAAGCGGCTTCACACCGCCGAGAAGGCGTCCGACGACATCTGCGCTGGTGCTGTCCCCGCAGACCAACCGATGCGAACCCAGCTGCCAAAGGTCACCCGCTACCGACACAGGGGTTACCGGGGGCTCGGGGATGTCGTCCTCGCCCTCTATCGCCCCGCCGTTCGCGTCATCGCCACCTTGCGCCGCATTCAGCAGCCCTTCCAGGAACGCATCTGAGAAGCCCAGGAGGTCCGTGTCAAAGCCCAGCGCCTGAAGGTCGATCACTTCCAGACCCAGATTGAGCTCATCCCACTCCGCCATATCTGCGACGCTGTTGTCCGACAGGCGCAGAGCGCGGCGATGATCCTCATCGAGATGCGACAGCCGCAGCACTGGGATCTTGCTCAGGCCAAGCTGGGTCGCCGCCATGATGCGGCCGTGGCCAGCGATCAACTCACCGTCGTCTGAGATCAGGCATGGCATGGTCCAGCCGAACTTGACCATGTTGGCTGCCAAGACCGCGATCTGATTGTCGCTGTGTAAGCGCGCATTGCGGGCATAGGGCCGCAAGCGTTCGATCGGCCAGAGTTCAATCTGGCTCGGCATGAATGGGAGATCCAT